TGTCCATCTTCTGTGTGACAAGATTAGTCTTATCAGCAAGAACCTGTTCTTTAGCAGCTAAGAGGTCGACATTTGTCGGATCTAACTGTAAAGCTTTATCCAGATTCTTTAAGGCTGCATCATCCTTCTTGATCTGAGACTCTACATCCTGCAGAGACTTGACCAGTCCGCTTGTCTTGCCTTCAATCTGTATGGTAATGCCCTTTATAGTGCTTGCCATAATAAACACCTCTTATAGAGGGAAAAGAGCTTCGATATCTGCTTGAGTGGCTAAACGTGGCCACTCATAACGATCATTCTGTTTCTCTCTCAGGATTCCAAATATCTGGCCGCATGAATAAAGCCTCAGATCTTGTTTTCTAATACCAAGTTCTAAGGCTCTAAGCTGCAACAGGCTCGACGTCATAGGTCGAGTCGTGGCTGCGGCCGTCATGCGTTTTTTGCTGAATTGGGAACCTTCTGATCGTTCTTAATCTTTTCCCATACGCTTTTAATAATTTCCGGATTGCTAAATGTAGTCGGCTCATGAGTAGCTAACCAGTTGTAATAATCCTCAAGTGAGCCTTTATATTTTTTCTTGTAGAGGAGCGAACCGATATAAGCGATCCTCGGAGTATATTTACGAGTTTTTACTCCGGCCTGGATGTTATAGTCATTAACTTCCTTCTGTTCGTCTTCATCGAGAAGTGAAAGGTCTATCTTTGGCTTTTCGACCTTTTCTCCGTTTTCATCTCTCTCCTCTACCATCTTAGTCGCTCTTGTCCTTAATGCCTGAATCCTTCCTGACGGTCTGATCTTAGTCAGAACATCGAAGAAGTCTTCACCGAACACGGATTCAAAGAGCTCATAAAATGCTGCGTTAATTTCTATTTTTTCAATATCAAACATATGCTTTCTCCCTTTGTAAAAAAGGGAGAGGTTGTTAGCCTCTCCCTTGAACGATTGCTTTTAGCTTTCTATCAAGCTGACTCACCGTTAAATGTAGGTGTAGGAACAGCATCATAGAAGTTTGCATAAGCTGTTGCATCAGTGTCTTTACCGGTGCAAGCCTTGATGAGATGCTTCTCAACTCCGTCGATAGTAATAACGTCGGACTGAGGAACAGCTCTGAACTTAACCTTGTCAGTCTTTACTGCGAGGTCTCCGTTAACGTCAACCGTCTCAGAAGCAACAGAAGGTCTCTGAGCAAGACAAACCTTGTAGAAGCAATACTTTCTTGCTGTTATGTCTGTCTCGAACTGGAACATAAGTGCAAAGTATGCAACCTGGTCCTTATCTGTCTCAACGATCAAGCCATTGTCGTCAACAGTAGCACCCTGGATGTCAGTAAGAACATCTTCAGGAATAAGAGCAGACTCGAAGTCACCTTCATATCCTCTGTTGTTTGCGAGTGCATAATAAGCGATGTTATCAGCACTGAAGAACGTCGGATTTCCTGAAGGATCAAGCTGGATGTTTACAGCTCCCGGCCACTTCTTGGGAGTGCCGTAAGAGCTAACGATGTTTCCACTCTCATCGACTGTCTCGGTGAGCTTGGCATAATGAACATTTGAAAGGCCATAAAAGACCTTTGCTTCACTGTTAGCCATTTGTTATTCCTCCTAAAAATCTAATATCAAAATAAGTCTCACAGACGTGCTCTGAGTTATCGTCAACATATGTCACACCGTAAGGAAGTGAAGCATTGTTGAGGACACCTTTGAGCGTGTCGATGAGATTCCAGTCATGAACTTCACTTTCGATCAGTCTGATCCGGAGTGAAGTCGTTTCTGTAAAAGTTTTATTGTCAGCTGCAAAGTTAGGATTATTGACATCGGTAAGAACCACATAAGGACACGCTGTTCCGTCGTCAGCTTCACCGAAAAAGACATTAAACTTTGCAGTAGCAAGCAATGTGTATAATGAACTGATCGTCATAGTCTTGCTTCTAACTCCTTTGTTATCTTTTCGGATATCATCTCCTCAACAGGCTGGATGTGAGGTTGAGCCGGAGCTCTTCCGACTTTCACACCGTTCACGACTACATCGTGACCATTTTCAAGAAGATGAGTGAGACCTGGTTTCTTGTTGTAGACAATATATTGTCCTTTGTCTTTTTTAACGGCCCAAGATTTAGCGTATTTACCTGAACGAGCCGGAGAAAGAGATGTCAATGCTCTCTTTGCTTCATTAGCTCCGCTCTTCATTACGTCATCAACAGTCTGATTTACATCAGAAGTGTACTTTGCGAGAACACTGTTGATCTGGTGCGTTAAACTATCCATTACCAACCCTCTCACCGTAATAAAGCTCTATCCAGTCCTGATCACGTTCAAAAGTGCGATAGATAGAATACTTATTTCCATTGATTGAGAGATATCTCTCACCGGAATAGTCAGCAAGATTCATCACAATCACACCTTGTGGTCTTATTCCAGCCTGATCAGCCTGATAGAACTCATTCTGATATACGCTTCTCTGAAAACCGATGCACTCTGTGGGCTTTGCTTCAGATGAAGGTACGCTCTGACCTGTGGAGTCTTTCGTTCTATCATCCGGAATCAGCTTGAATGAAATATCGTGATCCATCTTTTACCTCTTGCAGTTAACTTATCAAGATTCAGAGCTGGGAATCGCTCTTTCAAAAGCTCTGCAGTTCAAACGGTATTTGAGGGAAGCCGGCATTACTGTCGGCTCCCTTCTTGATAACCATTGCCAGCGAGCGTAATCGATAACGAGCTCCGCATCTCTGATATCTGAAGTGTCGACATTCTCACCAACAAACTTACTTACTTCAGATTCAGCGACTGTCAGAAGGCTTGAAAGCCTTTCGTCATAAGCTGTGCTGTTGATGATACCAATGTCGATCTTCAAACGATCTAAAAGTACGTTACTCATGCTCTGACCTCATTTCTAAAAATCAGGATTCAGGATCATCCTGTCCGGGGAACGGAACCTCTGTCGTAGGAGCTGAACCGATACCGATAGCAACGAAAGCCTTAGCGATGACAGGCTTACCATCATAACGGCCACGACCTCTGACAACTGTCTGATCGTCAAGGAACTTAACGTGCTCAGATGTGTCGATTGTGATGCCCTTCTTTTCGAGGAGAGCATAGAGGTCGAAATAACCCATAACGATGTTATTGTCGGGAACGTCATTGAGAACGATGATCTCACCGCCAACAGCAGGCATACGGCCATTAACCATAGAAACATAAGCACCGGAACCGTCAACTGCGACAGCCTCAGACATTACTGTTGCATATGTCTGATCGTTCATGATCCAGAGCTTCTCACCACGAGAATACTTGGAGTCAGCCTTTGCAGCAGCCTTGATGATGTCCTGGAAGAACTTCTTGTCGTGGTCAGAGCTGGAGATTGTAACGAGCTGTGAAGCTGTTGATGCAATAGCTGTGACTGCGCCAGTAGGCATCTTTACACCTGTACCATAGATGATAGCCTTGTCGAGAGCCTTACCAATGGACTGAGCAAGACCGATTACAACTGCATCAACGAGGTCGATATCAGAATCTTCGATAGCTGCATTGCAGAGAACGAGATAACCAGCGACCTTGTAGCAATCAAGCTCAACCTGACCGAACTCAAGATCAAGCTCGTTAAGAGCTGCACAGCACTCAGTCCAAACAGCTTCAGAAACGAGGCCCTGAACGATGACACGGCCATCCTTATTAGTTGTTGATGTGTTAACTCTTGCGAGGAGCTTGGAATAATCGATGATGTTCTCTCTAACGAGACCGAGGATGGTCTCACCGATTGTGAGGTTAGCACCTGTAACGCTTCTCTTTTCCTTGATGAATGTTCTTACTTCTGCGAGTGTCTTCTGAACATCCTCACGAGCTACGAGCTCAGCTCTCTCTGCTACGCTCATTCTGTTAAGTGATCTTGTCTTAAACATCTTATTTGTGTTCCTTTCTATTTTTGTTGGTGTTTCCGGAATGATCTTCTCCGGTTCTGCTGCAGGAGCTTTTGCTCTCTGCTGTTCCTCAACCTGTTCGAGCTCTGTCTCCATTTCCGAGACTTCCTTCTCAAGATCTGCGATCTTCTGATCGTTCTCTGTCTTCTCGGAATCAAGAGCAGCCTGATCAGCCTCGATTGCTGTTATAGCTTCCTCGACAGCTGCTTTCTCCTCTTCGGTTGAAGCTTCCTCAATAGCCTGAGCTGTCTCATCGGATCTCTTCTCGATGTCAGCAGCTCTGGTCTCAAAGTCGGATGACTTAGCTCTAAGAGCATCAAGTTCCTTCTTTGCATCGTTGATCTTCTTACGAAGCATCAAAGCCTTAAGCATGGACTTCTTCCTCCTTAGTAGATTTTTTTGCGAGACGTTCTTTCATCTGCATCTTCCACGCTTCTGAAGCTCTCTTTTTGAGTTCTTCTACATCACGAGCTCTTGCAGACACGCTTGTCTCTTCGTAAGCAGGGAATGTGCAAACTGAAACCTCGAAAAGTTCGACATCTGTGATAGTCCAGTGGATTGAGCCATCAGCTCTGAAGTCGGTTTCTTCGCTTCTGACCATAAATCCAATAGAGCACTGATCTACATCGCCACGCTTAACCCTCTCGTAAGTGTTAACAGCATCACTGTCTTTCGGATTGATAGTGATACGGCCCCACAAACCATGAGAGTCAGTTTTGAGCTCAAGTGTATGAGCCTTTGTACGGCCCAGCACGAGAGTCGTGTCGTGATTGGTCAGTCCTCTGACATCGTTTGACAAGGAACTGTCGAAAGCTCCTTCAGCGATGGACTCGGATGCACCTTCCCACATTTCGTAGTTGCTATTAAAAACAGCGAAGTAGCCTTCAATGACCATCTCTCCGCTGTCTTCCCTCGTTTTAAATTCTCCTGATCTGAGCTGTAATACTCTCATGTCAGGATGCTCATCGAATATCGTTCTATTCTTCATTACTGTCTCCTCCTGTGAGCTTTTTCTGATTGCCGGACATATCAGCCGGAATATAGTTCTCAAGAACCTTAAGCTCGTCGAGACCTTCCTTCGGTTCGAGGTTGATCCTGTCACGAGCTTCATTTCCTGTTACCCATCCACGATCACCCATTGCAGTGAAGACTGTTGTGATCGTTGAGAGATCCCAGTCAAGCAAGGCCCAGATATTGCCCTTGATATACCAGTTCGGTGAAAGAATGAGACTCTTTGTCATCGTCTGCTGGATCTTGTCGACAATGGCTCTGACTGTGGTCTGAATAAAATTGTTATATTCAGCTTTGTTGAAGTCACCGACACCGACCAGGAACGACGGAACACCGACAATGGCTGCAGCTGTTTCTTTGTTGAGCTTTACCGTGTCAGAGATTGCGAGGTCCTGAAGTGTTAAAGGCTTAATGCTCTGGATGTCCATCTGATCTGCAGGAACGATCCACGGCTCACCTTCACCGGATGTCTTGAGATAATCTTGAGCGATCTTCTTTCGACCATCAGGTTTCTGGAACTCTTCTCCCATTGCCTGGACTCTTACGATGAGTGGAGGCTTATATTCTGAAGACATGAAAGCCTTTTCTGTGTGAGCAGCCTGTTTTAAATTGTTTGCGATGTCTCTGATCGGAACATTGATACCGCTGCCCTTCCACGGATAATTCTTGTCAGGATGTAACCTGAAATGAAGAAGGTCTCTCGGATCATATTTGATACCGTCAATATAGATCCAATAACCATATCCGAAGACGTTATCCGGAACAAAGGTGACTCGGTTCATCGGAACGACCTCAAGGTCACGGAGATATCCATCTTCAGTGTGAGGTCTTACGACTGCGTTACCATTTCCATAAAGAAGCATATTCATCGCTATCGCTTCATAGAAATCAGCTCTTGTCACATAGCTGTTAGGATCTATGTCAATCTTTCTCGACAATTCGTTTCTGATCCTTCTATCTCCGTTGTCGGAGTTTTCCATAAGATGCCAGGAAACAAGACCGACCAGAGTGGCAATGACCTGACAAGCCGTGAGGATCGTCGGATCTTTATCGAGCGAAGTGTAACCAGCACACTCAAGGTCACCGTCTCGGATCAGAGCTAACAACTGTTCCTTCACATTCTGATTATTAGAAGGCTTTGCTCCACGCTTTTTAAATGTCGGGATCTTTATCTTCATTTACTCCCTCCAAACCAAGAAGAAACCAGATCTGGTTTCTCCAAATCGTTTAAATATCTGACACAAGCGAAAACGGATGCATCAAACAGATCGATTCGCAAATTGCGCTCGATCTTTTCAAACTGGATCATGTCGTCACTTTTTTCGATGGCCTTTACATTAGCCACGCAATATTCAAAGGCTTCAGAGTGCAGATAATAGAGTTTCTTATCCTTTGCAGCTTTCTCTATATGTCTGAACCCTTCCGACTTAACGTAGTAATACTGTGGCTGGTCGACTACGTTGAAACCAGCCTTCTTCATTCCGAGAACATATTCACGAGCAAACTTCCTGTCATGTCCGACCTGGACAATCTTGAAGCCTTTATTCCTCATTTCGATAAACCACTTAACCACGTCATCAGTATTAACTGTCGGACTGTTGGTCATGGTCAGCCATCCGTCATCCTTCCAACCGAACAACGGAATCTGATCTTCTTCAGCTTTTTGAGCTGCAGCTGTTACCGGGAAGAAGCCGTGAGTGATAATGATATCGATTCCTTTTTCTTTCCAGTGACCAAACAAAGCAGCTGCTGTGAGGTCGTGCATCTTCGAAAGGTCCGCACCGCCATACCACTTGATTGGAAGCTTTGCGAGCTCCTCAAGTGTCATAGTGTACTGAGCATCAGAAGTCTGGAACTCTTCCAGATTGAAGTATGCTTTTTGTGCTGTTGTGTATATGTTCAAGGATCTCGAAAGGAAATCCTTTCTCTGCTGCGGATCGTTCTGAGCTTGCAGTGCTTCCTGCATTATGTCATCAGGTCTGATCGTGACACCGTACGAAGGATTGGCAAGCTCGTGTTGTTTCGGATCGAGGTAATCAACATCACCGTTCTCATCTTTTTGTGCTTTCGATACAAAACAGAACAAGCTGTCATCCTTGACGGTACCGTCGAGGACCTTTTCCGCATATTGAAGTCGACCATAGCAGAACGAATTGACGTTATCTCCTGCAGTCGTGATTCCGATCATCAGCTTATTTGTGTAAGCCTTCATCGCTTCTTTGAATCTGTTGTATTGAGCTGCCTTTCTATAAGCGTGGATCTCGTCAGCAATACAGATATTGCATCCGAAGGAATCCTGTCTGTCCGGATTAGCAGCCATCGCTTCAATATAAAGCGATCCGTTTGGTGTTCCTGAAGCATCGACAAACTGTTTCATTATCGAGTGCTCCGCATTGTTATCTCTTATACGAAACTCATCAAGGATTCCCCTGACTCGCATCGTGTAGATGATCTTGTTAAAAGCTTCAGCTGATTGCTTAAGCGATGCAGCTGTAATATAGATCGTTGAACCTGACCTTCGTTCCAGGAATCCCAGAGCAAGAGCAAGTGCAGCAACAAAAAGAGACTTTCCTGATTTTCGTGGCACGAAAATGAAAGCCTCTTTATATCTTCGTTCATTGGTTCCTTTCCAATAGAACCCTAATAAGTTGTAGACAATAAATATTTGCCAGTCTTGTAATAGCAACGGTTTATTTTTTAAAGGAGTTCCGTCAATCTCCTCACCTTTTTCGTGGACAAATATCTGTTCGATAAATCCGCACACAAAATCGGCATCATGTTTTCTTACGACAAGATCGTCTCGCTTGAGGTCAGCCAGGAAACGCACACACTCTCGGAAGTTATTTCCTGCTTTACGCTTACCGGCTACCACATCACGAGCGTATTTGACCGCCCTGGAGTAATAGCTTTGAGCTTTCATGATTTACCTCATTTCTTTACCTTTGTTTTCCCTTTTGGTTTTGTTTGTGTTTTAGTTTTGCTTGTTGCTTTTGCTTTGGTCTGTGTTTTAGGTTTAGCCGGAGCTTTAGGTTTTCGTTGAGGTTTTGGAGCACTCTGTTTCTCAAGGTTGGCCAAAACCTTATCAAGCGGACTTCCTTCGTTTCCTTTCATCGAGTCTTCGTTGATCTTCTTCAAGGATGCCGGTGTCAGACCGAGTTCTCTCCAATAGACCAAAGCATCTCGGTTCATGTTTTGCCACTCTTTAAGAAGTGGATTGATGATCAGGTTCTCGTTTCCACGGTCCGAAGTGTATAAAACCATGACTTCAGAACCTTCATCCTGGTACCGCTTGAAAATCTTGTCTCGCTGTTCCAAAAGTTCAGCAAGAGTCTGAATGACATTTTCAAATCCTTCTGATTCCACATCTTTAAGAGCCATCTGTTTTTTGATTTCGTTAATCCAGCTCTTACAAGTCATATAATCTCCTTAAATTTGGGGGATTATCCCCTAATTTTTCCACGCAGTTGGAAAAACC